GCGGGGCCTGGCCGACCGGGACGCTGTACCCGGTCGCGCCGATCACCGTGCGGTATGTGGCGGGCTGGACCACGGCGGCGCTGGTGCCCGCGTCGCTCCGGGCCGCCGTCAAGCTGCTCGCGGCGGACCTGTACGAGATGCGCGGCGAGCCGGTCCTGGGGCAGACGGTGGTGGAGAACAAGACCGCAAGCCGCCTCCTGGCCCCCTGGCGGCTGTGGACGGAGTTCTAACGGTGAACATCGGCAGCCTGCGCCACCGGATCACGCTCCAGTCTCCTACCGCCGTAGCGGACGGCATGGGCGGGCAGACCGTGACCTGGACGACCGAGGGGACCGTCTGGGCCGCGATCTGGCCGACGAGCGCCAAGGAGCAGGTGCGCGCCGCGCAGCCCGCCATGACTGTCACGCACCGCATCCGCCTCCGCCATCGCACGGTCGACGCGGATTGGCGGGTGCGGTTCGGCACGCGCTACTTCGCCATCGTGAGCCGCATCAACGTGGACGAGACGGACCACACCCTTGACCTGCTATGTCAGGAGGTGCAGGCGTGACGAACCTCCTGGCGGCGCTCACCACGAAGACCACCGGCTCGACGCTGGCGACGCTGACCGGCGGGCGGATCTACACCGACGAGGCCCCGGCTGGTGCCGCCTTCCCCTACGTCGTGCTGTCGATCATCTCGACCGTGCCGGAGTACCCGGCGAACAAGACCATCGAGAATGTCCTGATCCAGTTCTCTCTGGTGTCCACCTCGCCGGGCCTGGCCGAGATCGGGGCGCTCCTGGCGGCGCTCCGGGCGCTGTATGACGACGCCAGCCTGACGATTACCGACTCGACCCTGGTGTATTGCATCCGGGAATCCTTCGGCGCGTTCACGATGGAGGCGGCGACGCCGAGCGGGACGACCACCATCCGGCAGTGGACCCAGGACTACAGCCTGGCCACGGTGAGCTAAGGAGGCCTGACATGGCGTACAACACCACCCCCTTCCACGGCAAAGTCACGCGCGTGGAGAAGAACAACGTGGCGATGGACTTCGCGGGCGGCTGGTCGCTCACCGTGGCGCTCGACATGGCCGACATCAGCCGCCACGGGCAGCACTGGAAGGAGGGCCTGCCGGGACAAGCGGGCTGGTCCGGCTCCTTCACGGCGCTGCTGGTCCTGGGCAACACCGAGCAGAAAGCCTTCATCGACAACCTCGTCACCGCCACGCCGGGGACGAAGCTCACCGATGTGAAGTTCCTGCTGGACGGCACCACCAACGCCTTCAACGGGAACCTCTACATCACGGGCGTCAGCATCGGCACCAGCAACACGGACAAGGTGTCGGCCACGTTCAACTTCCAGGGTGACGGCGCGTTGACCGTGTCTGACGCGGCGTAAGGGAGGCACCGATGGCCTTCAACACGGTGCCCGTCCACGGCAAGCTCGGGGCGCTGTACGTCCTGCACCCCAATGGCTTCGTCGGGTCGGGCCTCAACGACCTCACCTGGGGCACCGGCTCGACCGCCGCCGATCTCACGCTGTACGAGGTGGTCATCGACTCGGAACTCGGCGGGACGGCGGGGGTCGACACCTTCAAATGGCGCGTCAACGGCGGGGCCTGGACGGCGGGCGTCGACATCACCGGCGCGGCGCAGACCCTCGCGGATGGCCAGCAGATCACCTTCGCCGCGACTACCGGCCACACCGACACCGATCAATGGATCGCGGGCAACCTGAAGGACGAGCCGACCTCCGAGAGCGCCGCGACCGCGCAGATCACCGACACTACGGCGCGGATGCTGAACCCGAATCGCCCGCCGACCTGGACGGATGACGGCGGGGAGACGGCCACGCTCGTGAACTACACGAACGGCCACGCGACCTTCACCGACACGGTCGGGAACGTCATTGTGACCGGGACGCTCGGCTACATCCCGGCGGCGGCGCTCGTGCAGGTGGGCTACCTCACCGACTGGAGCGCGACGCTCACCCTGGAGATGGCGGACGCCTCCAAGATGGGATCGCAATGGAAGGAGGCAATCCCGGGGCAGGCGGGCGGGACCGGGACCGCCTCGGGGTACTTCATCGCCTCCCAGACCGCCTACGATGCGTTGGCCTCGGCCCTGGCGGCGGGGAATCGCTACTACGTGCTGCAACTCTTCACCTGGGATGCGGCGCAGGATCAGACGGGCGACCACCTGACGGCCTGGGTGACGTTCGACCACTTCGATCTCGCGCCGACCATCAATGCCGTCGTCAAGGAGACCCTGACCTTCACGATCACCGGGCCGGTCTCCTGGACGGCCGATGCGTAACGGAGGCGCTATGCAGTTGGATGTCGGGCGGGTCGCGTATGACGGGCAGTGGGTCGACTTCGGCGGGGCGCGGGTGAAGATCCGCCCATTCCCTGCCACGAAGATCAGCTTCTGGATCAAGGATGGGGCGATGGAGGTCTCCGGGGACCAGACCTTCGCCAAGTTCGCCTACTGTCTGGAAGCCTGGGAGGGCTTCGCCGCGCCGGATGGCACGCCGATCAGTCTCACCGCCGAGGTGAAGCGCAAGGTGTACGACTTCCATCTGGGCGTCGCCGAGGTCGATGGCGTCCAGACGGAACTCGTCTCCTTCGTCACCAGCACCGCCGATGCGATGGCGGCGGCTATGCGGAGTGCGGAAAAAAACTCGTAGCCTGGGCCACCTGGTATGTCGCCTCGCCCCGGATGGATTGCGACCTCTGCCAGATGGTCCAGCGCGATCAGGGATCTCACGCGTGCCGCGGCCTCGCGTGGGCCGGTCGATGCCCGCAGGGCCATATCCCGGATCTCCCGCCCGCGTGCCATGAGGTGTGGGCGCTCTTCCTCCAAGCCATGCCGGGGCTCTGTCGCCCGGATGGCGGCTACGACCTTGGCGCGCTCCAGGTGGTGCTGACGATGAACCAGATCAGCCCGGACGCACAACAGAACATCCTCTCAACCTTCCTGGCGCTCGTGGCGGTCTGCGCCGCCGCGCGCCGCCAGGCGATGGAGCGACAGTAATCATGCGCGTGGCGAACTGGCGGCCGAAACAGGTGGCGGACCTCATCTATGAGCGCGCCGAGCAGAACGCGAATCGCGTGATGGATGATGTGGTGGAGGCCGCGAAGGCGCGGTGCCCGGTCGGCACGGTGACGCGCGAGGGGACCTGGAGCGGCCAGCGTACCATCGCCTTCACGCCGTCGCGGGGCCGGAATAAGGGACAGGCGGTCCGCTTCGCCGCGAAGGGCGTGTGGCTGGGCCGGAGTCCGGGGGATCTCCGCGACACGATCCGCCGCGCCAACAAGCCCGGGAGCGGCAACGTCCGCGTCTACGCGGGGACCTACAAGATCAACTACGCGCACTTCGTGGAGCGGGGCACCGTCCACATGCGGGCGCGGCCCTTCCTGCGCCCCGCGTTCCAGAACGTGAAGCGCACCATGCTCCGCACGATCCAGCACGGGAGCTAACATGGCCGGTCTCGGCTCTGTCTACGTCGAACTCCAACTCGACCGCTCAAAATTCGACCGCTCCTTGCAGCAACTGGAGAAGGACGCCACCAGTACGCCGATCCAGATCGAGAAGGCGTTCGCCAATCTCGGGATCAAGTCGTCGTACCAGTTCGACCTCCTCCGTCAGAAGGCGATCAACAACTACGAGGCCATCAAGCAGTCCGCGCAGGCCACCGCCAACGACATCCTCCGCGCCGAGCAGGCCAAGAATGCGCAGCTCAAGGCGCTCGACGCGCAACAGTTCGGCGCGCGGAAGTCGATGCTGACCAACCTGAAATCCCACTGGCTGGAGACCACCGCCGCGATTACCGCCGCGTACTTCGCCATGAGCAAAGCCTGGGCGGTCGCGGGCGAGGCGGCCGACTACCAGGAGCGGGTCAGCTCCCTCGACGCCCTCGCCGCGCAGGCGAAGCTCACGGGGCGGGACGTGGTGCAGAGTATGCAGGAGGCCGCGCGCGGGCTCCTGTCGATGCAGGACGCGGCGAACCTCGCGGCGTCCGCCCTGAATCTCTCGCTCACGCCGACGCAGATGATCGAGTTCACCCGCGTCGCCGAGCAGATGACGGACGTGATCGGCGGCACCATCCCGGAAGCCTTCAACCGCATGACCGTCGCCGCCGCCTCGGGCCGGACGCAGACCCTCGCGCAGATGGGCATCCTGGTCGACCTCGATGCCGCGTACAAAGCGTATGCCGCCAGCGTCGGGAAAGCCACGGATGACCTCTCCCTTGCCGAGAAGCAGCACGTGCGCCTGAATGTCATCCTCGACGCGGCCAAAGCCAAGGTCGCTGCCCTGGGCGAGGCTACCGACTCGGCCCGGGACCACATGGACCGCCTCACCGCGCAAGTGAAGGACTTGGGCCTAGCGCTTGGCGAGGGGCTCCTCGTGGCGGGCCAGGCGGCGATGGGCATCATGCAAACGCTTGCCTCGGGCACCCTGACCGCCGGGCAGGCCATCACGAAGGTCGCGCAGGCGTACGCGCAGGCCGCCGCCTGGGGGAATCGGCTGACCGGGGATACCGAGGGCGATGCAGCCTGGGATGCCCGTGCTGCCGCCATGCAGCTCCAGGCCGACACCTTCGGGACCGCCGCCGAGGATCTCGCGCGGAAGGCCAGCGAAAATCTTTTCGGCTCGGAGGCGACCACGCAGGCCGCGAAGTCCGCCGTCGCCGCCGCATACGGCGACCTCGCCACGACGCGCATGGCGCAGGAGGAGGCCGTCGCCGCTGTCGGGACGAAGGCACACCTCGACGCCATCAAGGAACAGGCCGAGGACGAGGCGAAATGGTGGGTCAAGGAGATCGAGCGGCAGCAGGCCGAAGATGAGAAGCTCCAGCGGTATGAAAACGAGCGACTGGCGGAAAAGACGCGCGCCGCCGAGAAGGCCGCCGCCGATGAGGTGGCCGCCGCGCGCAAGGTCCGCGAGGAACAGATTGCCCTGTGGGACGGCCTGAATACCAAGATCCCGCAGGCCGCCGCCACCGCCTCGGCTGCCGTGGTCGCCAGTGCCGCGACCATGACCGATGCCTTCGCGCAGGCAAGCGCCGCCGCCTCGATGGTGGCCGCCGGCATCAGCGCAGGCGGCAGTACCCCCGGCAGCGCGCTCGGGG